CTTAACACGTTCAGCGGCCGTGGGTGAGGCCGAAGCAGCATGGCGCAACACCGTTACCCAGGCCGTAGATAAGGCCGATGATGTAATCAAGCAATTTGATGCAACCTTTGTTGAAGGCGCAGTCGCTCCTGGCGTGGTGTCGCAAAAGATCAAAGACTCACTGACAAAGACACGTGCAGACCTTAATACGGCTGCTAGCAAGGTTTACGATGATGTTGATGCAGTAGTGCCAAAAACATCTATCGTTGATCTGCCAAAGCTAAAAGCAACGCTTGATGCTATCAAGGCCGAAGTCACTGAAGAAGGTATGTCCGCAGCCGAGCGTAAACTGGCAAATATGATTGAGCGCGGAGATGTAACCTATGGGTTACTCAAACGCGAAAAATCATTAATTGGAAAAGCCATTAATAAAATGGAGTCACCCTATGGCAGCATGGCCGAGGCAGACCTCAAGCGCCTATATGCAGCACTGGCTGACGATCAACTGACAAACGTGGGCAACATTGGAGGCGAGGAACTGCGCCAGCAATTACGTGCTGCCAACTTGCTTTATGCCAAAGAGCGTGCATTGGGAAATCGCATCGTGAATGCGTTTGGTCAAGACATCGAGGGCAGCGTAGCCAACAAGATGCGCACCGCCATTACAGGCGCGGCCAAGGGCGATGCTGGCGATTTCAACCGCTTGCTCAAGACCGTGCCAGAGGATTTGCGCAAAGAAACAATAGCCACCGCATTGGCATCCGTCACACGCTCGGCCAGAGGTGCTGAGAAGGGTGGATTTGGATTCTCTGAGTTTGCTGACATTTATCCTAAACTTCGCGCAAACCCACCCGTTTACAAGACCATTGTGGACACGCTTGGCAAAGACTCGGCAGATGTGCTGCGTGACTTGTTTGAGGTTTCCAAGCGCGTTACCGAGGCTAGAGCCAATGTACTGACTACAGGCAAAGCCAACCAAGCATTGCTGCAAGGTATGCAGGCCGAAAGTATGATCGGTAAGATTATGGAAAGCACTCTGTCAAAAGGGGCGTTGACGGGTGCTGCGGCAATGGGTGGGCCAGTTGCAGCAGCCGCCACCTCGGTGATAACTAGCGCTTTAACTCAGGGTAATAAGGATTCACTTAAAGCGGCAGGAAAACTGTTTGCTGATGAAGGATTCCAAAAACTTGCCATTGAAGCTGCGACCAAGGGAACGCCAAACGCAGCTAGCATTCGTCGTACAGTCATGTCACAATCCTTCCAAAAATTTGCAGACGCAGTTGCGTTGCCAAAGTCGCCGGACGCAAGGATTCAATTCTTGCAGTCCGCGATACAAACCGAGCGCCAAGCCGACCAGGAGAATCAATAAATGTCCGCAATATCAGTAGAACCGCCATATCCAGCGTTTGCGGATGCTGATGGACAGCCGCTTGAGGATGGTTACATCTTGATTGGCACTGTCAATCTGAACCCAATCACCAACCCAATTGCTGTATTTTTTGATGCTGCATTGACGATTTCTGCTGTCCAACCAATTCGCACCAGTGGGGGTTATCCTGTCTACCAAGGCACACCAGCCCGAATCTATACAGCAAGCGATTACTCCATTCAAGTGCAAAACAAGAACGGCACGGTGATCTATACCTCTTTGAACGGCAATGCTTTTCCTGGCTCTGCTGGCAATCTTTTTGTCAATGCTACTGGTGATGGCACAACGACTGTGTTTTCGGTTGCTTTTGTTCCAAGTCTTATTTACATCAATGGCGTGTATCAAAATCAAAACACATATACGCTTTCTAGTGGCAATGTTACATTCACACAAGCGCCACCATTGACATCCATAATTGAATTTGTATTGTGAGGAATAAACCATGTTAAAAGCAATCTCATCCATTACAAACGCACTTGGTGCTTTGAATTACAAAGGCACATGGAACGCTTCTACAAACACACCCACTCTCACATCTAGCGTTGGGGCAAAAGGCGATTACTATGTTGTCAGCGTTGCTGGTTCAACTAACCTAAATGGTATAAGCAACTGGGGCGTAGGTGATCTTGCAACATTCAATGGCGCTGTTTGGCAGCGAGTCGAGGGTGGTGCAGACGGTAACTTTGTCAATCTATCCGTCTCTGGTACAAGCACACTATCTAACCTGACAGCCTCTACTGCTTTGGCGCTGGATGCCAGCAAAAATGTGGTTAGCGTAACAAACACAGGCACTGGAAGTAACGTACTCGCCACAGCCCCAACTTTAGTTGGTGATGTATCTTTATCTACAGGCAACTTAGTCATCGGCACATCTGGCAAAGGGATTGACTTTTCTGTTACTTCATCAGGAACTGGCACGATGACCAGCGAGTTGCTGGCTGACTATGAGGAAGGGACTTTTACCCCTACTGCTGGCCCCGTGACTCTCACTTCAGCCACGGGCAAATACACAAAAATTGGACGTGCTGTGCATTTTGTAATGGAAGTTGTTTTTCCAGTAACGGCAAGCACCGCTGGCGCTGGTTTAGGTGGACTACCTTTTACAGTATCTGCAAATAACTATTCTTGTGCTGTTTATACAAATAGAGGCTCTGCAATTTTTGCTTTTGTCGTAGCGTCTACCACAGATGTAAACCTATATAGCGTAACCACTGGTGGCATATTTGATTACGTAGATTTTTCTGCGGATACTGTAAAAATTGCAGGCACATATTTCGTCTAAGGAAATAAAATGTCTTTGACAAAAGTAAGCTATTCAATGATTCAGGGTGCGCCTGTCAATATTCTTGACTACGGCGCTTCAACATCATCTGCCAATAACACCGTTGCAATTCAAGCTGCACTAGATACGGGCTTAGATGTTTTCATTCCGGCAGGCGCGTTTCTTTGTACAGATACGCTGTCAATGAACACGCCGTTCCAAACGTTGTTTGGCAATGGTTGGGGTTCGCAAATTACGTTTACTTTTGCTTCATCAAAAGAAGGCTTAATTATGGGTGTGCCAACTGGCGCTATTGCTTGTGACAAACAGACTTTGCGTAACGTGTACTTGTTGGGGACAGCAAACGTATCCAAGTTGTTGGACATCAAAGGCCCAGAATGCAACATCCTCAATAACAGAATCATAAATAATTCTAACGGTAGTAACATCTACCTTGAAGATGAAAACACGCCAACGGGTGTCTATGTTTTTGGACAACGAATTTTAAATAACTTTATTAGCGGCACAGCCGGCACAACAAATTTAGGTATTCGTTTAGGAGCAAACAATCAAGCAACTGAGATTGCTTACAACAACATCACAAATTGCTCTACATTTGTTTACGTTAACGGTGCAACAACATCGTTAAACATCAACAACAACATCATGCAGAAGGCTACTGCGGGTAATGCTGCTATCTACATAAACCGCGATGGTTCTGCAATGCCGTGTTACAACATCAATATTGCCAACAATTACTTTGAAGAAATTCAATTTGTGGTATCTGTTGACGATGCTAACGTAGCAAACTTAACAATCACGCAAAACTATGCCTTTAGAAATAGCGTTGGCGTAAAAGCCAGTAGCACATTTTATGTAGGCGGTAATAGTGCGTCTGCCGCATCACAATTTTTGTCGGTCACATTTAACTATGTTGAAGATTTTGGCGCGTTCTTAGACCTAAGCGATGAGTACAGCAGCCGCTTTGTTAATGTATCTGGAAACAGTTTAGAATCGGTCACAAACTACGCAATCGGAACATACGCAGCAAACGCCTTTTCGTACACTTATGCAAACCCTTACACACAAGGAAAATTGGACTCAGGTAGTCTAATATCGGGTACTGCACAAAGAATTGAAAGTTTGAATGGCGTTATTATTTTGCCAATCAATTTCCCCGCAAGATCGTTTGCAACCACTTTGTCTTTTCGGTATATTCCTACTGGCGCAAATGCGGTTACTGTGCAGTTGTTTAGTTGCTCACCAACAAGCGACAGCCCTACTTCACTGGGAAGTGTTACAGCTTCAACCAGCACGACTGCATCAATTACACTGAACACATCGGCTTTGGGAAATCTTTACTATTACGCTGTTGCTACGTTTAACAACGCAGGGACATCAGGGTATTTGTATCCTTTGACTTTGACTTTGCAACAATAGCCCGTACCAGTTCGGACAACTGGAAACCTTAATGCTTGACTAGATAGTTAGGCTGGAAACAAGGAAACATCATGTTAGAAAAAATTGTATCTGTTGATCTGATTGAAGTCGTTGAAAACGGCACACTTCAAGTTCGCACAAAAACCGCTATCAAAGAAGATGGCGTTGAAATTAGTAGCAAGTTCCACCGCCACGTTATTGTGCCTGGTGCAGACTATAGTGCTGAAGATGCCAAGGTGAAAGCAATTGCCTCATCTATCCACACGGCTGACGTAATTGCAGCATACGAAGCAGTCACCGCTGCGCAAGGAGTTTGATATGTCAACCAATTCACAAATTGCATTTGCGCCTCTTGGCGAGACCGTAGTAGTTCCTGCGGCGGCTAGTGCCCCTACTGGCGTTCAAGCGCTGGTTAGTGGCAGGCTTGACGCACAGGGCACAGGTCAATACCGCATCATCAATGACAGCGTTTATACGGTGTTTTTGGGTGTTGGCACGACTGCGGCATTGGCTACAGCAAACGCTGTTGCGCCGATAGCAGGCGACCCAAGCCCAGCCATTGTGCTTGTGCCTGGTGCTGTGGAGATTTTGCGCTTTGCACGCACATCGTATTTCAGCGGCCTTGCATCGGCAGCAGCTACTGTTTATATTGTGCAGGGCGAAGGAATGTAATGGATCAGCAGACAATCAACCTCATTCTGGGGGGCTGCATGGGCGTGGCCGGATGGTTTGCAAGGGAGTTGTGGACGGCAGTGCAGGACTTGAAAAACGACCTGTCCAAGCTGCCCACGATCTACGTTGCCCGTCAGGACTACAAGGATGATATGCGCGAGGTTAAAGAAATGCTGGGCAAGATTTTTGACCGGCTGGAACATAAAGTAGACAAATGATTAATGCGCAGCGTCATACTTTTTTTGGCGCTGGTCACGGTATCGGTTGCCCAAGACAAGCTAATTTTGGGCAACACCTTGCCTCTTCTGCCCAAAAAACAATCAAGTTGCGCGGTGCAGGAGTTGTATGTGATTGGCTTGACAACTCATGACCCCGCAGAGCGCCACAAAGCCATGCTGGAATGGTTGGATAGTTCAAAGTGTAGTGGTGGAGATTACGTCTTAATTTGGAACTCTTTAGCAGAGTGGGCAGGCACATCAGATAGCCCCACATTACGTGCCAAGATCATGGAGAAAGCGAAATGAACGAGTCATGGTTAGCACGCAATATCCAGCCGGTGACGGTCATATTCTTGCTGTTTTCTTATTTCTTCTTTGCGCTGCTGTCGGTCTTTGAACTAGAGACGCGGGGCGCGTATGTAGACCTGCTGGGGCAAGCAATGATTATTGTAATTACCGCCATCTTTGCTGGCAAGACTGCCGAGAAGATTGTGGACATCCGCACGAACAAAGGAACACCCAATGGCACTTGATCCCGTATCCGCATTGTTAGACATTGGCGGCAAAGTCTTAGACAGAGTTTTCCCTGACCCGACACAGCAGGCTGCGGCTCGGCTTGAACTACTCAAACTTCAGCAGTCGGGTGAGCTAACTCAGATTGCGGGACAAATGGAGATTAACAAGGCAGAGGCTGCAAATCCTAGCGTTTTTGTCAGCGGCTGGCGACCAGCTATCGGCTGGATATGCGGCGCGGGTTTTGCTGTTCAATTTGTCATTGGCCCTCTGGCCGAGTGGGGTTCTGCGCTCTACGGTCACCCCGTGAAGTTCCCGCAAATGGACACCGGAACCATGATGCCACTTTTACTTGGAATGCTCGGTCTTGGTGGTTTGCGTACTGCTGAAAAGCTGGCAGACAAGGCATCAAGATGAACTTGACCGAACACTTCACTCTTGAAGAACTGACCACAACCGACCATCGGGAGTATAAGAATGAACCTAGTCCTAGTGAAAGAACAAATCTTCAGCGTTTGGCTGAACTGCTGGAGCAAGTTAAAGTCTCTATCGGCGGCAAGCCGGTTATGGTTAACAGTGCGTTTCGGTGCAAAGAAGTAAACGATGCCGTTGGTAGCAAGGACACAAGCCAACATCGGCTCGGCTGTGCTGCTGATATTCGCGTTCCTGGTATGACTCCCGACCAAGTGGTAAAAGCAATCATGGCAGCTGGTTTACCCTATGACCAACTAATTCGAGAGTTTGACCGTTGGACACACATTAGCATTCCGAATGACCCCGAGGGTAAACCAAGGGGTCAAACGCTAATAATAGACAACAAAGGAACTAGGCTTTACTCGGCATAGGACAGTTTTTGGGTGGGACAACAACGCACCAAACAGCGCGCCAGGGCAGTGGGCCACGGCCTTTATAAGCCTCCCACCGATCAATGTAAGCGTCTGGCATTTGCTCCAACGCACGCTTGATTGTTGATTGATGGATGTTAAAACGGTACTGCAACTCAAACACTGTCAGCCCGTCTGGGTGTTTGTGTAGCGCATCCCGCACAACATTGTGGCTTGACTTACGCATTGGGTTTCTGTGGTGGTGTGCAAGTGTGAATCACGGTTAGGTCTGCTGTGCGTTTACCGCAGCGTTCGCAGAAGTTACGCTCCTGCGCTGGCTGCACAGGTGCTGCGGGTGGGGGTGCGTAATACAAATTAACGTTACCACTTCCTTTCGGTGGCGGGTTAAGCGTTGTCCATGTGTGCGATGCCCAGTGCATTACTACATCCGGCTCCCGCGCTGGCTGTGCCAATGCTGCTTGCAAACGCACAACTTCTGCCGAAAGAATCTCGGCAATGTCTACGCTGCCGTAATCGCTTCCGCTTATATCGTCATCTTCGCTTGCTGCCCCTGCTATCTGATAGCAAAGGCTGCGCGCCAAAGCTATGCTTCCGCGCTTCCTGTCCTTTGACTCCTGCGCTGGCTGTGCTAACTTATCCTGCGCCGCAGTCTTCTTTGATTTAAATCCAGTCATGTTTGTTTCTCCTTAAAACCGCGCCAATACTTGTTTTGTAGGGCATCAAAATTTGAGTGGAAACGTGCCATTTCTTCGTAAGTGGCAACACGCGACCATTGTTTGTTATTCCACATTGCATACATATAAGACTCCGACGAATTTTTTGGCGTGAACTTAACTTCGTACACGCCCTTGCGTGCGGGCTTGATGTGCGGCGGGAACCACGGTGTCATCTTTTTCATACTGCGTCCTCCAGACTGTCGTTAATCAATTGCTGCTTAACCAATTCCAAGCATCCAATGGCGGTTGACAGAAACATAACATCATCGTACTTGTGGATTGTTTCCAGCAGTTCGTCTACCAACCCCTGCACTGTTTTTCCTTGGGTCAATATCATGTTGTTCCCCTTGCGCGGATGGCGGTCGCTACTCTGCCTCCATATATTTTTGTGCCGGTTGGTAAATGAACATCGCAGACAGTCTCTGCTGCTAACTTTGCACACGCCTCACGCTCCTGTGCTGCCACCAGTGCGGCAAACTTCTCAAGGGCTTCTTGATAGATGCCATCTAGGTGCGGACGCATTCCAATTAGTTTGTACTCTTGTGCCATTTCTAGGATGCTCATACTTACCTCCAAATAAAAAATAGCAGTGTCACAGCAATGCACACTGCCAGCACAATTACCAGCGCCTTAAAAGTGCCGATTGTGTCGACGTAGGGGTCGTCCAGTTGAGCATCGTTGTAACCGTTTGTATAGGCATCGTTGACTTCTTTGATGCGCTGTTTTCTGACAGGGCAATCGCGCCCCTGTTCGCATTTGTAGGTGCAACATGAGCAAGTCATTTGTATTCCTCCATACGTTTATTCAAACGCTCTATCCTGCCCATACTTAGATCATGGCACGCTTTTGCATACTCACAAGCTGATTCAGCTTCAAGCCTGTCCAGATGGGCTTGGGCAAGCTCTCGCTGGATAACCTCGACTGGCGTTAGGTCGCGGTAATAATCCTTAATAAATTTAAGAAATCGCATACCATTCCCTTTCAGCACGTTTAGCCATTGATTTGACAGTCTTGCCTGTCAACCCAACTAGACCATCACGCTCCATTTCGGGCAAGCGCCTCGCTACCTGGTGTCCATCCATTACGGCAAAGAAAGCAATTCCATCTTTACCTAACGGGCCTTGCTCCATCAGAGTTTTAAGAATCAATGCAGCGTGGGCTTTGGCAATGTCTTTTGCTTCGTCAGCCGCTTGCCAGCTTGTTATCGGGTCAGTGTTCCTAGCGCGATAGTGTTCCATGATTTATCCTTAAAAAGGTACATCTTCAAAGTTATCTTTAGGAAAGCCCTCATCCTTTGGTTTTGGTTCGTTGATGTAAGCCCAACCATTCCAGCCCCCTTCCATTAGTGGGGTTACATCCAGCTTCAGCATATCGCCGCTTTTAGTTTCAATAATTGAACCGATGCGGGTGTAGCGGTTCTTTGCTTGGCCTTGGGCATTGGTGTATTTGCCGCTGATAACAGAGATTTCTTTTTTGATCTTGGACATAATTAGCCTTCAATGATTGAGTTAAGTTGTTGAATTTGCACGTTTACTTCAGCTAAGAAATTGACAATTTCCGCTTCCATATCTTGAATAAAAGCATCATCACGGAAAACCCGTTTGACAAACAGTTGCGCTTTGGCTGGCATCCTTGGGTCAAATACAACATAGTCGCACCAATGGCGACCCGTGCAAGCCATTTGAAATTGCATTTGCGTGTTGTACTTACCAGGTACTTTGCCAGTCAAAAGTGTGTCAATCATGGTTGCGGTGTTAGGGCATTTGATTTCTACTAGGCCATCAGGCCCAACAAGGCCATCAGGGGACGCGCCAGCCCACTCAATTAGTGGATGTGGCACAAACCCTACCTCCTCAACCATCACGCCCGTTTTTGCCTCATACGCTGCTCTGGCGAACGGTTCCTGTTCCGTTCCCCATTCCATTGCGGCGTTGGTAAATCCTTCCGCTTTGGTTTTTGTAATGTTTTCACAGACCAGTTGTGCCATGTAGTTGTCCCGCGAAGTGCTGTATCCGCTTTTGGTCTTAGCCATTAAGTCGGCAACCCGCGAGGCGGTTACTTTGCCTATGCGGGCGGTAAACCATGCATCAGTGCCCTGTTCAATAAGATCAGACATTTTTAAGTTCCTTTAAGCGTTTGTTTTTTACTGCAATTACTTTTGCTTGATACACCTGGTCTCCATCGCAACAAGCATAAGCACCGTTGTAAGCAAGTTTCAATTCGTCCACGGTTGCACAGGTAGCCATAACGCCTAATTGTTCTTCAATAAATTTGACGTTTGGTTCTGACTTTTGAAGTTCATGCGTGTGGGCATCTGCATCATTGTCGGCCTCTGTGGGAATGCTAAATGCTTGAAAACAAGCATATTTATATGCCGCTGACATTGCTTTGTTAGTAGCCTTGTCGCCGCTATCCATAGCCTCGCCAAACGTCTTAACCGTATGCTTGCTGCCATCTTCTGCGGATACAAAATCAAACTCAGCATCTACGGTGACATAAAACAAGCCGCCTCCTGATTTGCTGGTGCGTTCAATGCACTCACGCGATAAGACGCGAGGCAAAATGCACAATCCATGTTTGGACAACAAAGGTGCAATGGTGTTGTAAACGTCATCAATACCGCGAAAGTTGTAACCGCTACCTTGTTGGTTTCGGCGGTTTTTTGTGATGCCAAGGATTGCCAGTTCAGATTGAACGGCGTTGATTGCTTTGTAAACTTTCATAGTGACCATCCGTAAACAAGTGCGTAAGCTAAAGATATGCCGATAAACACGGCAAGGGAAATGTCTGCTAATTTTTTATTCATCATGCTCTCCAAATTGTTGAATTGATGTCCAAAGGTTGTCGCTCACATCGTCCAAGTTGTCAGACAGGCCGTTGTGAATGTCTGGCCAATTTTTGGTAAGCGACCAGTTCATGTCGTTTAGCAACTTTGCCATTTCCAAGGGGGGAATGAAACCGCGCAATAGTGCCTCGCGGAATTCAGCTAACAAAATGTGTATGTCTCTCATGCTGTGTACTCCAGTGCTTGCAGTTTGCTGATTCGGGTGTTTATTTCTTTTACGGTATTGTTGAAGTCGGACATTGCCTTTGCCTTCTGAACTTCTAGCGCGGCAATCTGCTGGGCTGTTGGATCGTAATTGTCTGGAACCTCGACTTCGATTTGTTGCTCACAGACAAAGGTGCGAGTGTCATCGTCATTTGCTTTGAAAGAATACACTTGGTAAGTGCCTTCGGTTTCCCACTTGTATTTCTGGAAGTGAATGTAGATGGTGGTCTTGATTTTCATGCTTTTTCTCCTATTGCTTTGTCGATGGCGGAACGGACAACATCAAGCCACATGCTATAAACTTTTGGATGGGCTGACCAAAGAAGCAAAGCGATGTTTGATTCGCAAATTTTCAGCGCCTCTAGCAGATCAGGTGCTGCGGCAATAAGTTTTGCGTCTGATGGATTGCGAACATCAACCCAAACGATCTCGCCAATGGCGTGACCCTTTGCGCTGTTGATTAAATCCACCTTGGTTGATCTGGCATCAGATAAGAGCCAGGGTGCGGGTGTGTGCATGATTTCTCCTAAAAAGACCCTTGCGGGATTGATGGGGCCGAAGCCCCGTTGGGTTTACTGTTCTGCCCTTGCGCGAGCTTGTGCATAAAGTGGGTGATCTTCAAAAAGAACAACCCGACCTGTTTCAAAATAGTCGGTCATGCTGTCGGTGTTGTTTTGGTAATTGTCTGCAAAGAGTTGACCCAGCTCACGGGTGTAGTCTCTTGCATACATCGTGACGCAATTGCGTTTGTCACCACGGTTGTCTAAGTGGTAACTGACACGGGCTTTGATTGCGCCGTTGGTAACGTGGAACTTGTTAAATTTAATCATGTTGCTTACTCCTAAAAAGACCCCGAGAAGTTCAGGGCATGGCTGAATTATAAATCACATTTGTGTACTTTTACAAGACTTTGAAAAATATAAATTTATCGGTTTTGCGTTTCCGATTGTTTTTTACAATGAGCAATGACTACACAATCGTGTATAATTCTATGGGATGGACATCTTAGAAATAGCAATCAAGGAAGCAGGCGGCACGGGTCGCCTGGCCTACATCTTGGACGTAAAGCAGAACGTGGTGAGCAACTGGCGGCGGCGAGGCACACCCAAAGCCTGGGAGCAAGTTCTGCGCTACAAGTTCAAGAAACAGATTGCCGAAGCGGGAAAAGTGGTATAGAATTTTGTGAAACCCGGCTAGGTACGAAGTCATGAGCGTACCGAAAAGCGAGCCTCCCCGCCTGCCGAAGTTTCCTTGTCAGTGGAGGACAGCGAAGGAAAACCATGCACTATTACCAATTTAACATTGGTGACTACAAAGCCGCCACAGGGCATTTATCCAACGAAGAAGATTTGGCTTATCGCCGACTTTTGGATATGTATTACGACTCAGAGCAAAAAATCCCGTTGGATACCCAATGGGTTGCCAGACGCATCCGAGTGGAAGCCTCAGTAGTTCGAGATGTGTTAAATGATATGTTTGAGAAACATGAAGACGGATGGTTTCATGCCCGTTGCGAAGATGTAATTGCTGTTTATCACGCAATGGCTGAGAAAAACAGGGCTAATGGTCGCCTCGGTGGTAGGAAAAAGAACCCAGTGGGTATCCCAGTGGCATCCGACACGCAACCCATCGCTAAGGCAACTATAAACTATAAACCAGAAACTATAAACCATAAACCAAATAATACAGTCGCCCCGCCTAACGGCGTGACGGATTCTGTTTGGCAGGATTGGTTAAGTTTGCGTAAAGCCAAACGCGCAGCAGTCACCCAGACCGCTATTGATGGCATAGAGCGCGAAGCAAAGAAAGCAGGGGTAAGCCTACAGGCAGCTTTAGAAACGTGCTGTGCAAGGGGCTGGACAGGCTTCAAGGCCGAATGGCTAAAGGACAAAGGCGAACAGAAATCCTTTGCCGAAAAGGACTACGATTTCAAACGTGCCCGCTGGGAAGCAATGACCGGCAGGACATCAGACCAAGAATTCACACCACTTTTGGAGATTGAAGATGACACAGCCCATTGACCGCCTTTTTGAACGACTTTCGCTGACCTACGGGAACGCTTGGGACAATTCCATAGGGTCAGCCCCGCTAAACGAAATCAAGTCGTTTTGGCTCAATTCGTTGTCAGGATTCATGCAAAGCAAAGAATCCATGATGGCAATTTCTTGGGCGCTGAATCATCTGCCGGAACGCCCGCCGAATTTGGTGCAATTCAAAAACCTATGCCATCAAGCGCCAGCGGTGGAAAGGCCGCAGCTACCTAGCCCGCCAGCAGACCCAGAAAGGGTAAAGCAGGAATTTGCGAAATTAGCAGGAATGAAAAAGGTAAATCACGATCCAAAGGACTGGGCGCGGAAAATATTGGGTGACTATGCCGCTGGAGTAAAAAAATCTCCAACAGTGGTTCAAATGGCCCGCAATGCCCTAAGAATTAATGTGGAATGAATCCCGCCAGCGTATTTTTGCCCACTACCTAATGCTTTGCAAAGCTCCAGGCTGGAAAGACTACGCTTGGCAGCGGGTAAAAGAACTGGACAAAGAGCCTGTTTACGCAGGAATAAAGAACTACATCATGGAGCAGATGAATGCGCCGAGCAGCAAGGATTGACGCTAACTCCACTCAAGTGGTGACCGCACTTAGGGCGGCTGGCGCTTACGTTTGGATTATTGGCCTGCCTGTAGACCTACTCGTAGGCTATAAAGGGCATACGTTTTTAGTAGAAATTAAAGATGGGCCTAAAAAGCGTTTAACAGATTTACAAGAGGCTTTTTTTGCAAAATGGGCCGGAGGCACACTAGTGCGTATTGATGGCCCTGAAGCTGCCTTACGAATGATTGGAGTAATGAAATGAAACTTGCAATTCAATGCTTGGAGCCAGTCCAGGCCCATGCAGCAATGACAAAAACAATCTGGCCGCAGCTAAAAAGCGCACTAATGGCAGGGCATAAGATGGTGCTGGAGATTAAACCGGCCACCCGCAGCCTTGAGCAAAACTCCCGACTTTGGGCCATGCTTGACGAAATAAGTGACCAAGTTGACTGGTATGGGCGAAAACTTACGCCGGAGGAATGGAAGCACGTTTTCACTGCGGCACTTAAAAAGCAGGACGTTGTGCCAGGCTTAGACGGTGGATTTGTGGTGCTGGGGCAATCAACCAGCAAGATGACCAAAGCCGAAATGTGCGACCTAATGGAATTGATGAACGCATTTGGTGCGGAACGTAATGTTAAATGGGGAACCTATGAGTAATTTTAAACATGGCAAACGGCACACGCGCGTATATCGAATTTGGTCATGTATGTTGACTCGTTGCAATAATCAAAATGAGCCAGCTTACGCAAAATATGGAGCGCGAGGAATTAAAGTCTGTGATCGCTGGTTGGTTTTTGCCAATTTCCTTGAAGACATGGGAGAGCCAAATTTAAACGAGTCTATTGATCGAATAGATAACAACTTTGGATATTTTAAAGAAAATTGCCGATGGGCTACGCGAACCGTGCAAAACCGCAACCGGAAAAGCTGCCGCTTTATAGAAATAAATGGCATCACAAAAACCGTTGCAGAATGGGCTGAGGTCTATGGCGTAAAGTCAAGACTTATAAGAGTTCGCTTGTCAGATGGATGGGGCGAAGTTGAGGCGGTAACAACGCCCTTAATATCTGTGAGAAAAGGAATTCCGAGAGGCCAAAAATTGCGGGAAGCATTCGGGGCAGAAAAAGGCGTGAGGTTTTCGGCATGATGTTTCCCAAAACAAAGTATTTGCGAAACAAAAAGCGACTAGAAGCCTGCAGAGCATTACCCTGCCAACACTGCGGGGCAGAGGATGGGACAATAGTAGCGGCACATTCAAACGCTGGAGAACACGGCAAGGGGCGGGGAATCAAGGCCAGCGATGAGTTTGTGGCCGCACTGTGCTTTACTTGCCATGCCAACCTAGACCAAGGCAAAATGAGCAAGGACGAAAAATCACAAATGTGGCACAATGCTCACATGAAAACCAAAGAAATGTTGGACAAATGACTAATCCCGCAGACAAGGTAGAACGCTGGAGCATTGACAAACTGATTCCTTACGCCCGTAACGCCAGGACACATTCAGACGAGCAGATAGGCCAAATTGCGGCAAGCATCAAGGAATGGGGCTGGACTACCCCGATTCTGGTGGACGAGCAAGGCGGCATCATTGCGGGGCATGGGCGCACACTGGCGGCACAGCGTCTCAAGATGACCGAAGTGCCTGTGATGGTGGCAAAGGGCTGGAGTGATGCTAAGAAACGGGCTTACGTGCTGGCAGACAATAAGTTGGCGCTAAATGCAGGGTGGGACAATGAAATGCTGGCGTTAGAGTTGGCTGAAATTGGCGAATTAGGCTTTGACCTTGATCTGACTGGCTTTAAGGCTGAAGAAATCAAAGCATTACAGACACCAGAGTTTGAACCAGCCACTGAAGATGACCAAGGCAAACTGGATGAGCTAGACCCTAAATGGATTGCTTGCCCACACTGCGGAAAAGAGTTTGATGCCCGTCAAGTTTAAGATGGACTGGGCCAGTCATGAGGCCACCAAATATGCTTGTGAGCATTGGCACTACAGCAAATGTTTGCCTGTTGGGAAACTTGTAAAGGTGGGTGCATGGGAAGAAGATAAGTTTATTGGGGTTGTTGTTTTTAGCAGAGGAGCTAACAACAACATGCTTAAACCCTTTGGATTGCAGCAAGAGGAAGGCTGTGAGTTGACAAGGATTGCTCTGACAAAGCATGAAGTGCCAGTTAGTAAAATAATGGCATTGGCAGTGAAGTTTTTGGTGAAGTCACAAAAGAATTTGCGTTTGATAGTTTCTTATGCTGACCCAGATCAAGGCCATCATGGTGGGATTTACCAAGCATGTAACTGGCTTTATACTGGGCCAAGTGGCAAGGCACTAAAAGTATTTTATAAAGGCAAGTGGTCACATAAAAAAACAGTTGATGATGCTGGTGTAAATCAAAGCAACTTACCAAAAAAGGTGGTGACTGGCAAACATAGGTATTTAATGCCACTTGACAAAGAGATGAATGCTAAGATTTCGCCATTGGCAAAACCATATCCTAAGCGGGTGAAGCAGGCAATGACTGGCGACCAGCCAGAACAGCGGCGGCGCAACACCGACCCACCCGCTCCAATATACGCAGAAAACCAACCTTTCGCGGAGGTTACGAATGATAAGCAAGAAACAAGCCATTGAAGAAAAACCAACTCAAACAAAAGGGAAGAAGGGTGGCGCACGCTATCCTAACGGCGGTGGAGCGCAACCAGGCGCAGGCCGACCAGCCTTTCAGCCAACCGATGCCGAGCGCAAACAGGTAGAAGCACTTAGCGGCTACGGCTTGCCCATCGAACAGATTGGCGCACTGGTGCGGGATGGCATACACATTGACACGCTACGGGCGCACTTTAGTTCCGAGTTAGTCAGCGGCAAATCAAAGGCAAACGCACAGGTAGGGAAAACCCTATTCCAAAAAGTAATGGCTGGAGATACGACAATCCAAATTCTGTCCCGTTGGTGATTTGCTCCAACGTCCGCTGCTCCCAACACTCCCCATTTCGCATCAAACCCCATTGAGGCCAAGTCTCCAAGAACGGTTCCAAGTCCCCTAGAAGTGAGCATTGGTGAGTTTTCCACAAACGCAAATCGGGGTCGTACTTCGTAAATGATGCGTGCCATTTCTCCCCACATCCCGCTTCGTTCTCCGTCAATTCCTGCGCCTTTTCCTGCGGCGCTGATGTCTTGGCATGGAAACCCGCCAGATACAACGTCAACAATTCCTCTCCAAGGTTTTCCGTCAAAGGTTTGTACGTCATCCCAAATTGGGAAAGGCGCGAGAAATCCATCATTTTGTCGGGCGCACAGTACGCTTGCTGGGTACGGCTCCCACTCAACAGCGCAGACTGTTCTCCATCCAAGCAGCTTTCCGGCAAGAATGCCTCCGCCAGCGCCTGCGAAAAGAGCCAACTCATTTAATTGCTCCATGTTTCATTTGCTCCATGATGTAGTCCTTTATTCCTGCATAAACAGGCTCTTTGTCTAGCTCTTTCACCCGCTGCCAAGCGTAGTCCTTCCACCCTGGTTCTTTGCAAAGCATTAGGTAGTGGTCAAAAATACGCTGGCGGGATTTATTGAACATTGTTTTTTAAAGCATCACGGGCCATTTTCAACACCGTGGGAGACTTTTTTACTCCAGCCGCATAGTCACCCAATATTTTCCTCGCCCAGTCCTTTGGGTCTTGCTTTACCTTGTTCATCCCTGCCAGCTTCGCAAATTCCTGCTTTACCCGTTCTGGGTCGGCTGGTGGGCTTGGTAGCTGCGGCTTTTCCACCGCTGGTGCTTGGTAGCATAGGTTTTTGAATTGCACCAGGTTTGGCGGTCGTTCCGGCAGATGATTCAGCGCCCAAGAAATAGCCATCATGGATTCTTTGCTTTGCATAAAGCCTGTAAGCTGATTCATCCAAAACGACTTTATTTCGTTTAGCGGGGCTGTGCCTATCGAGTTGTCCCAAGCAATGCCGTAGGTCATAGACAAGCGTTCAAACAAGCGGTCAATTGGTTGTGTCATCTTCTAACTCCAAAAATGGTTTCATTTCTTCGCCTTGCGTTCTTCCGGTCATTGCTTCCCATCTTGCACGTTTGAAATCGTAGTCCTTTTCGGCAAATGATTTCTGCTCTGTCTTGCCTTGCAGCCAATCGGCCTTAAAGCCTGTCCAGCCCCTTGCACAGCACGTTTCCAAGGCTGTCTGTAGGCTTACCCCTGCTTTGCGTGCTTCGCGCTCTATTCCGTCAATGGCGGTCTGGGTGACTGCTGCGCGTTTGGCTTTACGCAAACTTATCCAATCCTGCCAAACAGAATCCGTCACGCCGCTAGGCGGGGCGACTGTATTCTTCTTTGTAGGTGTAGGTATAGATGAAGGTGAAGGTGAAGGTGAAGAGCTATCTGTCAAGCATTGCTCAAGCATTGCTCCAACTATGCTCGGACTATCCTTTTTACCCCATCTAGCCTGTGCGCCAGCCTTGCCACGCTCTATGTTGGCTTTTTTGTTGTGGTTGGCCTTTTCCATTTCAGACTCAACCCTGTTTTGAATCCACTGCTTTTCTGATACTTCAAAGAATGGCTCAAGCATAGTCCGAGCATTACTCCAAGCATCTGGCGATAACTTGGTGATCTGCGCTAAAACTGCATCATTGTTTGGGGGAGCGCCGTTTTTCCAGTAGTCCATCAGCAGCAGTAGGTAAGCCCCATGCTGCTCTGTAGTCAATCGGGAAGTAGCGGAAAGATAGTCTGCCACGTATAGCGGCATCCAAATATCGACTTTATTAGCCATTTCAACCTCACATCGTCGGTTCGCATCACTGAAAAGAAGCATCGGCAGGACGGTGATGAATCGTCTTTTCCCCCGCTAAAGGTAGCCGTGCCCTAACTTTACCCCAATTTTTCCGCTTCGGCAATCTGTTTCTTGAACCGATACCGCAGCACTTGCTCCCAGCCCTTTGGCACTCCACGCTGCCGCCAGTTGCTCACCACGTTCTGCTTTACGTCCAGGATGTAGGCCAGGCGACCCGTGCCGCCCGATGCCTTGATTGCGATTTCTAAGATGTCCATCCCATAGAATTATACACGATTGTGTAGTCATTGCTCATTGTAAAAAACTATCGGAAACACAAAACCCATAAATTTATATTTTTAAAAGACTTATAAAATTACACAAATGTGATTTATAATTCAGCCATGCCCTGAACTTCTCGGGGTCTTTTTAGGAAAACAAAATGAGCAAAAGTGAAATTTATAAAGTTCGCAGCCAAACTCATGGAGCATTGGCAAATGCAGACAAAAACAAAACCCCGTACAGCCCACTTATTAGGATGGAGTGGAAAAAGTACGGTTACATACCAGTCTCAGCAAGGCACTTAATTTAAACCAAACGGGGCTTTGGCCCCATCAATCCCGCAAGGGTCTTTAAGGAAAACATCATGAAAATCAAAACCACAATCCGTATTTATTTTTGTAAATATTCATTTGAGTCTGAAGGCAAGTTTGTGCCTTTTGCTTACCCCGTAGATTCAGAAAATTACACCTTTGTTGGCGAACAAGAAATTGAGATGGATGTCCCCGACAACTACGACCCAACAGCGCAGCAGATCGCCGCGCTGGAGGCACAAAAAGCAAGGGCAATGTCCGACTTCAACAAGACCGTGATGGACATCAACACCCGCATCAGCAAACTAAGCGCACTGGAGTACACAGCATGAAAGACATAGCACTACTTCAAGCAGAGTACGAGGAAGCCCTACACCAAGGCTTAATCACTCCCGCAATGATGGCAGAAACAATCAACATCTGCGAATTCTCACTCTACGCATTTTTTCGGCCTGTGCATACATGGATGCACACTGATCTAGGCGACATCCACCACGAAATACATACAGCAATCAATTGCGCTGAAGGAGTAACAACATGAACAAAGCAAAAGACATCACTCTCGCCGTGTTTATCGGCATTTCCCTTGCGTGGGTTTTAGTTTACGGATGGGCACTGTAATGATTACTAACAACAACTTAAAAGAGCTTGAAGATCACGAATGCCCCGAATGCGGAAATGATTGTGGCGACCTTACACGCCATACTTATGACGACATAGCGGTAATTTGGTACTTTACTTGTGAAAAATGTGGCTTAGATTTTGGAGGTGACCTATGAAACAAATAGCAACAGCATTGGTTAAGGCTCAAAAAGCCTTTGGCCCTGCCCTTAAATCATCCACTAACCCGCACTTCAAAAGCAGATATGCAGACCTCTCGGCTTGCGTAGAGGCAGTCATTGAAGGCCTGAATGGGGCTGGTATTGCTCTTGTTCAGCGCACCAGTGAAGACCTCACTGGCGTGACTGTTGAAACTATCTTCATTCACGAATCAGGCGAGATGATTGAGTGCGGCAAGCTGCACGTTCCAGCTGCCAAGCAAGACCCGCAAGGGTACGGCTCGGCGCTGACATACGCCCGTAGGTACAGCCTAATGGCAGCTTGTGGCATTGCTCCAGAGGATGACGATGGCAACGCAGCCAGCCGCAAGCGTGAGGTTGTAGAAAAGTCAGAACCGAACGTCAGGTTTATCGAGGAGCAATTAGCCGTTATGGCTACCTGTGCAACCGTAGACGAATTGAAACTTGCCTACACCGGCGCTTATGCCTGCTGTGATGGCGACCAGGTGTATCAAGCAAAAGTCATTGCAGTAAAAAACAAACGCTTAAAGGAATTAAAAAATGTCTGATTTACCTAACGCATGGCTTGGACTAATTGAACAAGGCACGGATTCATGGTTTACCGCCCGTCTGGGCAAAGTGACCGCCAGCAGGGTTGCCGACCTAATGGCTAAGACCAAAAGCGGATACAGCACCAGCCGCGATAACTACATGGCTCAACTGGTCTGTGAACGTCTTACCCAAACCAAAGCGGACGGATTTACCAACGCCGCAATGGAATGGGGTACTGAGCAGGAACCGTTTGCACGGGCTGCGTATGAGGCTAAAACAGGCGAAATGGTCGAGGAAGTAGGCTTCGTACCCCATCCTAAGATTGAGTGGGCTGGAGCCTCGCCTGATGGCCTTGTTGGGCTTTTTGGCTTGGTCGAGATAAAGTGCCCAAACACTGCAACCATGATTGACACGCTATTGACCGGAAAAGTGCCTAGCAAGTACAACACGCAAATGCAATTCCAGATGGCTTGCACTGAACGCGACTGGTGCGATTACGTTGTATTTGACCCCAGGATGCCAGCCAAAGCGCAATTGTTTGTCAAACGGGTTTTCCGTGATGATGCTTTTATTCAAGATATGGAAGCGGAAATTGTCAATTTCTTAGCTGAAGTAAACGTGCAAATTCAACAACTTAACGCAATCATTGAAGGTTAATTATGTCCAAGATCAAAAAAGAAATTTCCGTAATCAGCGGCAAATACACCAATGCCCAAGGTACAACAAAGAATCGCTACACCCGCATCGGGTCAATCATTGAAACCAAAAGCGGCGATATGCTAAAGCTGGATGTCACACCATTGATGGAAGGCGGCTGGAATGGTTGGGCTTACATCAATGAGCCAAAGCCAAAAGATGAGGGCTTTCCCAAAGATGACTTTGAAGCACCTTTTTAGGAGGCATCATGGAACACTATCGCGCTAGAAACACTGACCCTATCACAAGCTGGCAAGCGGCTGACGAGGCAAAAGACCTTGCCAAAGCTCATGCAGCGTTAATCCTTAAAACTTTGATTGAGCAAGGCCCACTGGGTAAAGACGGGATTGCTTTCTTTGCCGTAATGGACGGACACCAAGTAGCTAGGCGCTTGCCCGAAATGGAGCGTAATGGTCTAGTTGGGTTGACAGGTAAGACTGTCAAATCTTATGCTAAACGTCAAGAAAGGGAATGGTATGCGATTTCTTAAATTTCTGAAGGATTACTACCGCGACTTAACGCCAGCCGAAGTTATCCAGCGAGAGCTTGCCCAGGCCCACTTAGACCGCCTTGATGCCGAAGGCGCAGTAGAGTATGCCCAGGCGGTGCTTGACCTTAATATAGGCCGTATAGAGCGTTTGAATACGCGCATGGAGGAGTACAAATGAAAGATACCCACACATTAGCAATGGAGCAATTTGCGGAAGCATCCACATGGTTGGAGCGCACTGGTGGTTATGCTCATAGCATGACCTTGCGTGACCACTTTGCGGGGTTAGCTATGCAAGGGGTTTTAATAGACGATGCAATTCACGACGAATCAGACATTGCTAAAAGATGGATGGGGGAAATAGCGAAGGCTTCATACGAAATGGCAGATGCCATGCTAAAGGAGAGAAACAAATGAACTGCTGTAACGCAAACGGTGAATGCACACAAGGGCGGGACTGCCCTATCAGAAAGCAACGCGCTAAAGAAGTGAGCGAGGCGTTCATAAATTTGCATCGTTCGCCAGATGACCCATACGAGGACGTTACTGATAGTTTTAAAGGATTGATCGCTTTTATAACTGTGCCCGCAGCAATAATGTTGTTTACTGTTTGGTATTGGGGGAAGTGATGAACAAATTTATTGATCATTAAGGAGTAAGACATGAAAGCAATTTGGAATTGGATTGGCTCGCCAAGCTACTGAAAATCAGCAGCAGTCATTAGCGCAATTTTATTGACTCTCGCGGCTTTTTTGAAAACCGTTGATTGGATGTTTACAGCGTCGATGCTTTTGGGGTTTTATTTTTGCTGGGTATTTTCTGATCGTGCCACCAAAGCCGCCCACAACATTAAGGAGTAAGACATGACTAAAGATAAAGCATTGAAGCTGGCGCTTGACACATTTGAAAGAATGAACCACGAGGACTCAATTTTTGCGGGTGAGTTTGATAAAGAAATCATTGCTATCAAAGAAGCCTTGGTAGAAGCAGCAGCCCGTGCTGATGAGCGTGAGGCCGCAGCAAAAGAAGCCGAAGCACAAGGCTGCCACATGGTAGCCGCCGCCATCCGCGCAAGGGGAACAACATGACAGGCTATCCATCAAAGAAAGCAGCAGCGCAGGACAAGCTGGCACAGCCAGAGCAGGAGCTACAAAACGCAAAAAAACTTTTCTGCGAAGCCCTAAGTTTTGGTTTAGTGTATAGAGTCGAGATTGGCCGCCAATGGGATATTGAGCGCGATAAAAAGGCTGATCAATTAGTGTCGCGTCTTTACACACCGGCAGCACAGCGCAAGCCGCTGACAAAGGAGCAGATTGAATTAGGTCACCGCGCCCCTTGGGGCTTTAATTTGGACGCTTTCACGGCGGGCGCTCGGTTTGCGGAAGCCGCCCACCGCATCACAGGAGAGAACACATGACTAAAGAAGCAACAATAGCGCTTGAGAGAATAGAGCGATTCATTACAAAGCGTCTATATTTTGATGACTTTGATGATGACTTTACCGCCATCAAGCAAGCCCTTGCACAGCCAGCGCAGGAGCCGCTTGGAAAGTTGTGCGTATTTGATGACCCAGAAAGTGAGTTTGGATGGTCTTACGATATATCTGCAAACTTGTCGCAGCACAAGCGTATGCGTGATCTTGACGGGGCGCTGATCTACACCACCCCACCCGCAGCGCAACCCGCACCTGTGCCATGTTGCGGCAAGTACGAAACTTGCACTCAGGCTTGCACACCTCGCGGGAAATTTCTTGGAGCGCGTGAAGCCGCCCACGGCATAAAGGAGAACACATGAAAAAAATCATTAGATTTGGTCAAATTTCAGAAAACACTGAAGGGGAGCTGGTGTTTAAGAATTTTCACATTAATTTTGATCATCAGTATGAAAGTCCAGAAGAAGGAATTTTGTGCATGGTCATTGAACGTCTTGAAATTGAACTTGCACAATTAAAAATTTTGGCGCAGCCAGCGCAGGAGCGTAACTTCTGCCCCCGCTGCGGTAAGCGCACAGCAGACCTTACCGTTATCCACACTTGCACACCACCAAGGGAGAACACATGAGAAAATCAAGACACCACTTAATCCGAGACACTTTACTCGCACATGAAGATGGCTTAAATAAAAGCCAAATATGCAACATTACAAACTTTAGCCCTAATTCAATCAAGAAAAGCCTAGACGCTATGCCAGATGTTTATATTGATAGATGGGAGAAACCAAAAAAGCGGATTATTACGCCAATTTACATTGCCGTGAAAGTGCCAGAGGATTGTCCAAAACCATAAAATACGGGGGGAAAGCGGATGCTGTGAGATACCTTGACCTAGCTATCGCACCGAGATTAGAACGGTCACAGTGCAGCAAGTACCCCCACCTATGCAGCTAGTAATGCAACTTCAGCAGACCGGCGCTTGACTAAGCCAGGTAGCACCCGACCACCGCCTTTAGTCCAAAGCATCAACTGTTCTTTGGCTCCGTCCCAATCCTGCGCGTTAATCTTGCGCTTGAGGGTGCTTGTCTGCAAACGGCCCGTGCCAAGGTTGTAGGCAAAATCAACAATGGCGTTGCACTTGCGCTCGTCGGTCAGCAGAACAGGACACTGGCGCAGGACGCCAGGTAAGTAGGTGTGGTGCAACTCTTGGAGCAACAGCGCAGCAGCGTCCGGCTCAGACATTGACGGGTCAGTCAGAGCCACCTTGCGTCCGTCAGCATAGTAGGTGCTTCCGTAACCAATCGTAGGGACACCGGCAGGGCAGAGGTAGGGCTTGGCCCTGTAACCCTCAAACTGTTTACACAGCGCGGCGGCTATGTCTAGTTTCATAGCCCACGCTTAGACAATGTACGGTCAAGAAACCAATAGTTAAGCGTGCCTGATACCAGCGCGGCAAAATCTGCTGACATAATAAGTTTGAACACTGTTTCTGGTGGCGCACCAGTTGCCCATGCAGTCCACGCAAACCAAATGTGGGCAAAGCTCCAAAGAAGCAAAATCCAATAGGTTGCTACTGGCCGCACCGAAGCGGACAGGCTTGCTGCCCAACCACCGGCAACTTTAACCATTTCGGTTTGTTGTTCAATGGCACTGTTAAAAGCATCCATAACTCCAGCATCTACCGTAGCGCCATGCTGCGCCCCGATTTCTGCTAGTTTCTGATTACCGCGCAGGGTTTCCAATTGGCACTGCTGAGTAAACATTTGCAGTTCATGCGAGCGCTCGTTTTTCTTGTCAAGCCATTTAAGGACTTCTGGAGCAAGTCGGAATAATCCCCCAAGCAGGGAGCCAAAGATACCGCCGCCGAGTAATTCAATCATATTAACGTACCTCAATTGTGCCGGTTAATTTACTGCGAAGCATCATAATTTCTAACTGCTGCTCTACCCGTTTCATTGTTTCCAATAATTCAGACCGACTAACCGATTGCAATTGCAGTTCTTTTAACCCAACTTTTAACAGTTGGATTTCTCGTTCTTGAACCGAAACCGATATAGACAAATCATTTACATTTTTCCAAATTAGCGCCGAAGCAGAGCCTACCGCTACCGCCATTGCTACAAATAAAGGCGGCAGAATTTTTTCTACAAACCAAGTCCAAGGGTTTATTTTTTCTGCCATGATTGCACCAATAACATTTCGGGCGTAATTTTTTGCTCTGGCAAATTGCCTGTTAAAGCAAACCAAGCCCATTCGTAACAGTACAGCCAATTTTTATCCCCTAATTTAAACGGAAACAAAAACGACAACAGCCCAATCCAATCATATTTTTCTGTTTTAACCAAATCAAAACGGTCATAGATTGTTGTCTCAGAAACATTTACTTCAAATAAATCAAATTCAACAGTGTCAAAATCCGACCAGTGCAAATTGTTTTGAAAAGTTGAATGGCACAAACGCCCACCGACAACAATGCCGCAATGTGGGTAGCCAGTCTTTAATCGCCATCGTGTGTACTTTGAAAACAAACCTTTAAAAAAGCCTGGACTATCTGTTTTTCGCAATGCAAGGTATACCATATTCATCCTTATGAATTTAGCAACCCCGCTGACATTGCTTGCGCTTTAGTCCGGTGGCTTTGCGTCCTTGGCTTTCGCCTAAGTATGCCAGTGATTAAATTTTATCTGCCTTATTATCTAAACGGTCAAAAATCTTGCTTAGCATCTCTTTAATCTCGCGCATATCTTCTTTGTAGTCCAGACGGGCCACATAGGTCAACGGTAGCTTAGACAAATCGTTTTTAAGGTCTTGCACTGCTGTCCACAACTCACGCGCAAACCATCCTGCTACACCCATGCAGCCGCCCAAAATGAGATTGATTGTTTGCTGTTCCATCATTAGCAGTGCTTTCCATTGGGATCAAAAGGGTCTAACAAATTATTACAAACATACACCGCAATCGTCTTGCGCCATCCGTCATCACCGGCTATGTACCGTTGAAGCCTTGCGGTTACTAGCAATTCTTTAGGCAACTCCGCAAAAGCTACTGTCGCCACCGTCATTTGACAAGCCACATCCATAAGTACTGCAACAACCACAAAAGGCATCAGCAGAACCTTAGACAGTCCTGTTAGCTTACCCGCAAGCTGGACGCGATATACGCCCATCGTGAAAACGTAAAAGACGTAAAAAAGCCATAGTGCCGCGATGACGGTAATTATTGCCATTAAATGCCTTCACCCTGCACAATGTAAACGGTGGCCGCTGCCGATGCAAGGCCGCTGAAATACGATGTACGAGCAAAGCGCAGAATCTCTACTGCACCAGGAACTAACACAATAGCCGGACTTGCGTTTCCTGCGATTGGCTCTACAGCGTTTGCCGTAGCCAATGCCGCAGTTGTGCCAACGCCCAAAAACACCGTGTAAACGCTGTTATTGATGATTCGGTACTGACCCGTACCCTGTGCGTCTAGCCTGCCGCTAACGAGCGCCTGAACGCCCGTGGGAGCACTAGCTGCCGCAGCAACTACTACGGTCTCGCCAAGAGGCGCAAATGCGATTTGTGAATTAGTGGACATATCAGACTCCTTGTGCAGCTTTATAAGCAGCGATTACTTGAGGCGTGTGCATAGCAGCGCAGATAGCTTTTACGCGAGCATCCTCGGCGCTGTAATCATCGCCAGGGGCGACAACATGGCGGTGAAACTTGCCACTGATTTCGATGCCATCTTCCATGATGGAGGTTTTGATGCGGACTTGAATGCAACTGTTTTCAACAATTTCAATCAGATCGACAGATACAACTTTTTCTAGGGCCATGATATTTCCTTGTTTCCAGAGTAGCTATATTGCTACACATTAAGGTTTCCAGTTGTCCGAACTGGTACGGGTTAACAATCAGTTGCGCCATTAAATTCTGGCAAGGCTTTTAACGCAACATAACATTGAGTCCAAATGTTTGGTGCGTCTTGTTGCACGTTTGCATCAAAGCAAAACTGTTTAGACTCAATGATGTGATCTGAACCCTCACGCATCAAATCGTATTGACAAATGACTGCTTGTTTTGTTGCGTTCGTAAATTTAACACGAACATAACAAAGCACATTTACTTCATCGCCAAGATTGCTTTTTAAAACTAGTGATTTTTTTATCGCCATTTTGATTCCTTTAATTGAATGGGATTACTAACACACGAGCAATTCCCGCACCAAGAGTAATTGAACCGCCAGTGTTGTTTGTTATGGTTACGGTTACTGTATTAATTGCAGTTACTGCGGCTGATATGGTAGTTCCAGTTAAATCAAGGCTAAATGATGCCATAGCAATCCACCCTAATTTTGCGCCAGTAACCGTAGTTGTGACCGATGCGCTTGCGCCGTTGACAATAGTTCCAGGCGTAAAAGAAACAAAAAATGCGTCATTTGGCGTAAAAGTTAATCTATCCCTAATGACTCCATCATCATCTTGGTATCTAACCTTGTTTTGACCTGAGTTAATACCAATTTGCTTTGTTAATTTATTGTATTGAATTGTTAAATTTTGATTTTTTGTAACATCGGTTTGGTTTACATTGATGTCAAAACCAGTTATTAAAATAAAATTATTTTGTTCAATCATTACGTTGTTAGACGCTTGAAGCAAAAATGCATCTGAACTTGTTGAATAAACATAATTATTTTTAATCAAAATTTCGCTTGCAATGTACGGGCCAGCAGCATTGCCCAACTGAATTGCCCGAACCGTTGTTTCAAAATAATTATTGATAAATGTAACGTTACTGCAATTTCCAGCAAGCGCCACGATAACGGAGGCTGTTGTTCCCCCGCCAATGATACAGTCTTGAAAAGTTGTGACAACGTGTGCTGGTTGAGCATCTCCAGAATCACACACGACGGTAAATTCTGTGGTAACAAAACCTTTCATGTAGCAATGCAGAAAGGTGGTAGCGTCCGAGTCTTCTTCAACATAAAACCCGTACTTTGTCACCCCCACCCACGACACTTCTTCAAAAAAGGTCGCCATACATTTTTCTAAATGATAGGCTTTAGCATTACTACCTGAATTACCGCAATTCGCCGTTATAATTTTTCTAAATGAGCATTGTGAACCATTGACCATATGGAACATTTTGTTACAGTTAGGGGCATCTATTCTCATGTTTTCCCAAGAACAATTTTGAATAAATGTATTTGAATTCATTGATACCGCAGTACCGATTGTTGTGAAATTCAAAACCGTTAATTCAGTTGACATCCCAACAACCCGAATACCTTTGTAATCATTGCTATCCATCGTAAGGTTAGTAATGTTAAAAGTTCCAGATGGTATTAAAACAGTACCACCAATATTTTTTAGTGAGTCAAGAGCTAATTGAAACGCGGCTGCATTTTGCACATCTGTGTTTACTGTAGATGCACCAAAATCCAATACACTAATTGGCCCACCACTAATCATTGAATGAGAAACTTTAGTAAGTGACATTTTTTTCCTTAAACTTGGTATGTAAATTGCATATACATAGCAGCAGAAGAACTTATCGTTTCCATCGTAATGGTTGTTCCAGATGCCCTTGCATTTCCATAAACGCCAGCAGTTGATCCGGCAACTAAAAAAGCGAGAACTGAACCTACTGAGTAAGGCAAACCAGTTATGTCTGATCTAACAAGAACACCAATGTCAAAACTGCTACCGCCAGCAAATAATGTAAGTGTAATTTGAACAGTACGGCCAATTTTTGTGTAAGTTCCAGATAACGATGTAGGGGTTGTGCCACTAAAATTGTTTACAGAAATTGCGCCTGTCCAAGTACCTTCCTCATAATCATTAAACAACTCGCTTGTGCCTGTGCCAGATGTAGCAGAAAAGTCGATGCCTTGTCCACTTGCAACGATTAGATTACCCGTGGACAATGTGACGTTTCCGCTAAGCGTAGGCGCAGCAGAGAGCACCGTGTTGCCTGTCCCTGTGCTGGTGGTCACGCCAGTGCCACCGTTTACAACGGGTAGAACTCCAGTAATCTGACTGACGTTTACTAAATTTGTGACTGCTTTAAGCATTGCTTACTCCTTAGATCAGGAACTCGATTATTGAGGTGAATGGTGGTGCTTGGCTGAATGTTACATTGCCACCAGCAAACGTATAGGTGTTCTGATTCTGGTAAACGCCGTTAATGTAGATTGCCGATGGCTCAGACGACACAGGGAATATTGTCTGCACCCCATTACCCGTTGCGTTGCTTGCCAAAGCACCACTCCCAAAGGCATTACCATTGAACGAGGTATAGACCACGCTGCCCTTGCTGTCCAGCACCTGAATGCTGTAATCACTATCTGCATAAAAACGCGATGGTGTGCCTTGATAGACTGGGTATCCGTTAAGCGTGCGGATGGGCTGGACTGCTGGAATCGTCAGGGCTGCATCCCAATAAACCGCGATAGGATTGACCACGGGGTTTAGGTTGACCACGCCAATCAAGATATAACCATTCTCCAACGGCAGGCCATCAGCGCCAGCAAAGGCCGGATATGGTGGATTGATCGAGAGTGCGGACATTTATTGGTTCTCCTGTTATTTACGCTTGAGCAACTCTTCCATTGCTTTAACTGCGTTCTCTTTATTGATGCCACGCAATTCCTCTGCCTTTTCAGCTAGCAATTCTACTGCCCGTCTTGCTGCGCCGCCCCTTGCAATGTCAACACCAGTCTGCATCGCTTCAGCCACTTGGCCTTTTAGCGAGGTCTGTGCTGCTGCGCCAAACATCCTATCAAGCTCATTTACAAAAATAAGCTGATTAACGATGTCATCATCCAACCTCATGCCGTACTTTACGGACGATTGATTGGCCTGATCAAGTGCATCAATCAGATTTGCTCGTGTGCCGTAGTTGCTAGTCAACTTACGCATTGCAACTCCTAGGGCTTTGTTAGCGTTTGCCGAATCAAAGTCAATATTCGTTCCCGCTGCTTTCTGCAAGTCATCCAGCGCCGTGATGGTGTCTGAATACTTTGCATTAGCAGCTTTGTACTCAGGAAAGTTATCACCAAGAGTTGCATTCAGATTCCGGCGCAATGTTTTAAGCGTTCGCTCGGCTTGTGCTGTCAATGGGTTTGCAAGACTTCTTTTGCCAAAATCCACCTGTGTGTCGATAAATCGCTTGGCTGTATGGATGCCATAGGCATCAGGCGCTTTAACCGTACTCAAACGCTCTAGAACCATGTTTAAGACACGTTGAGCCTGTCGGTCTCCCTGTATATCAGAACCTTGCAAATTAGCCTTGGCAACCCCGTTTGCGTCCAGTTCAACCTTAACGCCCAAAGTGCCTAAGTCATCAATAAAAGTGTTTATTGCTGGGTCAAAATCAACCCTTTGCCCACGCAATTGATCGTTTGCAATTCTATTTATATCAGCACCAGCTTGCTTGTTGGCGCTCGACAAAAACTGAATTCTTGATTCAACGGTATCACCCAGAATATCAGCGGCACGATTTAAAGAACGGAATTTCTCGCTCTTTTCGCCCATCTTAAAAATGTTGAGCATCTTGGTCATTGCCTGACGGTCTTTGTCAGATGCAGCCTTAATGCTGGCAATGGTTCCGTCTTTCCATCCTTGCTTGATGGCCGACAAGGCTTCGTTATCCGGGACTACCTGAGTTCCCGATAAACGAAAATTTACGGTGTCCACTGAATCAGGGACTTGGGCAAGCTGCTGCTTAATGATCTGCTGATTTTCAGGCGCTATCTTTTCACCAATGGTAGCTTTGATGCTTTGCAAAGATTCAGTAATTGTTGGTGCAGGCGGTGGCGTATAGCCAAGTCGTAATTGTTCAACCGTTGCTGGTGTGAGTTGTTCTTTGATGCCAGCACCCGCTGGTGCAATTTGTTTTGCTATTTGCCCAGTTACCGTTTTTACCATCGACGGTATAGACGGGGCAACAGCACCGACTACGGTTGCACCAATCTGCCCCAATGGGCCAGCGCCTTCCTCTTTAGCAACACCGCCAGCCGCTGCACCAGTCGCCCCTGTGAGTGTTTGCAAGCCTGGTGTAGTTGCCATCACTTGACCAACCCCACGAGCTATTGGCCCTGCTGCGGCAGCTTCTACGGCTTTACCCAAAGCAACACCGCCAGCCCCGCCACTAGCACCGGCAGCAGTCGTTTGCATGATGCGCTCGGCTGCTGTGCGAGGCTGCGCTACACCAACACGGGTAAGCAAATCCTCCATTGCATCGGTTGGCATTGTGTATTTTGTGCCGAATAGACTATTGACTGAGCCAACAATCGGGTCACCAATTAAGCCAGCAAGCGTAGCAGCGCCAGCACCAGCAATTGCGCCTGGGATTGCACCAACACCCGCAAACGGAGCGCCTATAGCAGCGCCTAAAGCAGCACCAGCCGCAGGCAAGGCCAAGCCCCTTGTAACCGCACCAGCAAGGCCAGTGGCCGTTGTGGATGGCTCTGATGGCCCAGACACGGTTCCACCAAATTGAGCAGCAAGTGTTGCAAGGTCTTTAGCTGGTTCTGCTGATTGTGTTGTTTGGCCTGTTGGAGTTAGCCAAGCATTTAACTTTTCATCATAAAAAGAACCTTGAGGTTTTGAATCAACAAGGCTAATCGGCAACAATTGGAAACCTGCCGGAGGTGTAATCGTGCTTGCTTGTGCGCTTTCGGCATAAATAGGCACGCCACTACCCTCAACCCTAAATGGTTGATCTGTTGCAACCGACCCACCAAATTGTTTTGCAAGTGCTTCGTAGTCCATTACTGAATCCCTGCGGCTTTCTTAAAAGCATCAGCAGCATTTTGATTATCAAATCGTATTGTTTGACCATTTGGCGTAGTCACAAATACGCCAGGCACAGATGGTACTGTGTAATCTTTAGGGGCTGCACGCCCTGCTCTTGATTGCAACGATTGCAAATACATAGGAATTGCTGCTAATTTTTGTTTACGAGTTTCTGGTTCATCAAAGTAGGTTGGTGTCAATTCTTCAATCTTTTGTTTTGCCTCTGCTTCATTAACTCCTGCGCCAGTAGCTGCCCGTAACAAGGCTTCAGATAATGAGCTTGATGCTTGTACAAACTTTTGGCGTTCTGGCCCCCGTGTTAAGCCCCCACCGCCTACAAATGGTAAGGCTTCGAAAAATCCTGGTTCTTCTGCACCAGTTGTTTTACCTTCTTTTGTGTACATTGCGCTTAACATATTTTTATAAGCGTTATCGGCTTGTGCTAACCATCCGGCAGCTTTGCGCTCATCCTCAGTAGCATTTCCAACAGTAGTGCCAGCGTTTTTACTTGGCAACGGTAAGCCTAAAAGTGCTGCATCAAAATCTAACTTCAACAATTTTCCTGTTGTATTAAGGTTTCCAGTTTCTACTTTAAATTTTGTGGTTTGTGCTTTTGTAAGATTTAAATCAGCCAATCGTTTTTTTACTGCGTCTTGGGCTTCTTGCTCTGCGTACTTTGCTGCAACTGCTTCTTTTGCAGCTTTAGCATCTTCATATTTTCTTAGTGCTTTGGCTTTGGCTATATCATCTGTTTCTGTCTCAAATGCAACACGAGCAGCAGTTTCTGCTTTGCTTGCGTTTGCAAGTTTTTCTCGCAATTCTGCTGGTGCTGTTGCCTCTGCTCTGCTCTCTTCTCTAAGTTTTATAATATTTTCAACAATTTTGTCACCACCTGGCAATTGCAAAAGTTGAGCCGTAAAAAAGTTTTGCGTAGCAGCAGGGTTTATCTCGGTAATGCCACGCCACGTTTCCAAAAACTTTGCGCCTTCCTCATTTCCTGAATTACGCATTGCAACAGCTTGATCGTTTATTAGTTGTGCTGCAATATCATTTTCACCAGCAAAAAGAGCAGACACAACTTTTCCTGATTGGCTAAGTGAATTCTGTTTTTGTGCGTCTGTTTTTAGCGCCCATGCTTTGAGCACCGATTCACTTTGATCTTTTGGCAAAATCATGGCAAGATTTGCAGCATCTTCAGTAGTCGCACCAGGCCCACGCAGCTTTGCAAAGCCTTGTTGAATCAATGCCTGATTTGCCTGCTGTTGCGTTTGCTGTTCTTGCTTTAGCCTTGCATCCTGAATGCTTGCGCCAGCTTGGAAAGCGCCTAAAAATGCTTGCGTTGGGTCAGCGATTTGAACGCCGTATTCAATAGGTGCTGGCATTAGAATTTACCTCCTAGGCCACTAAATAAACCAAGGCCACCGGATATCGCCGCAGGGATTGCGCCAAATGCTCTTCCTTGGGCAATCTGCCCTCCAGCCTCTGCTGCTCCTTGTTCTCCCAAAAGACGGGAGACATTGACCCCCGTTTGCATTCCGGCATTACCTACGCCAACTGCTGATTGTTGTCCTAACGAAGTCATCCCACCTAAACGGCCATATTGCTGCTCAATTAGGCTAGACAATAACTGTGGCCTAAATTGGGCTAGTGCGCCTTGAATGTTTCCACCACGAAGGCCACCAGTGGCCGATGCACGCTGAAGCAATGCTTCCTCGCCTTGTCCGGCAAGTGCTTGGAATGTCTCACCACCTCGAATGCGCTCGATAGCCGCAGCCTCTGCCTCTGGCCCTCGTAAGCCCAAGAATGCTTGCTGTGCTTCTAGTGCCGGTGTTCCAGCAGAAACATAAGGTGCTAGAAGTTTCTGTATTGCATCAAATTGTCTGCGCTGCTCTTCAATTCCTGCTTGCGATGCGCCTGCTTGAGTTTGTACCGCACTTTGCGCCGCATTAGATTGAGCAAGCCCCGATACAAGTGTTGCGCCACCAACGGCAATTCCCGCAAGTGCTGCCCCAGATAGTCCGAATGTCATTTTAATTCCTCCAAGTGCGCGTATTCAAGTGCTGGCGCAGGAATAGTAAACAAGTCCCATAACGCATTTGGTTCCTGCTCGTTGGTTGGGTTTGCGTGAAAAGTGGTCACTTCTACATCAGTTAAGGCAACACCAGCACGCTTAGTGCCGATATTAGAAACACTCATATCACCTGGCCCAAGGGTACGGGGGCCGCTGTCTGTGCTGACGATTAGGCTGCCTTTGCGAACCAAGAAAAACGATTCTTGCCGGTGGATTGCTCCAGTCAGAGCAGTGCCAGCCGGAATGTGCATTGTGCGAGCGTACAGGCCAGCGCAGAAAGCGTGCTCGACAGGCATATCTACCTGTGGCAGCTTTAATAGCTCAGCCTCTAGCCGATAGATTGGCAGATGACTAGCTGGCACATCCCGAACAACGACATTATTCATCAGACACTCCTGGAAGGCCGCTGGATGCCGTAACTCAGCGGATTGATTTTCGCACATTTTGGCATTTCGTCAATCCATCTCAGATTCGCGCTCTTCCCACGCCTGACACACCCGCATATCGTTGCAGATAAA